AAAACCTAAAAGACGAGAAAGAGAGGTACAAGAATACTCTTATTATTGTGGCATTGGCAGCAATACTGCTGGCAAGTTTCGCCTTTATGTATAATGTCAGAAGGCGCAGCAAGCATCTGAAGGAAATACTTAATCTTTCGACAGAACTGCAGCAAGTGTCAGGTGATGAACAGCAACTGCGCAGGGATGTTGAACTGAAGGAAAAGGAATTGAAAGAATTAAGGACATCATTGGAGAAAACTAATGATGAACTCAGCAACGTGAACAACGAACTGCAACGGGTCAATGCCGAATTATCACAATCAGAAGAGGCTTTGAAAGACCGAGAGCAACAGTTGTCTGAGAAGATGGAACAGAACAAGACCGTTATAAAACTGCTCCATCAATCCGAACTCGAGGTCGAAGCCGAAGATGTCATTTATGCGATAAGACAATCATCAACGGGCAAGAAAAACATGACATCCGCAGACTGGAAACAGTTCTATCATGCAGTTGATGAGCTTTACCCATCATTCAAGGAGAGACTGTTGGCTAAGTTAGGTAATTTCACCGAGCAGCAGATGCAGGTTTGTTACCTGATGCGTATCGGTTTATCCAAGCCACAGATACAAAACATGACAAACCTCTCACGCGTCACCGTTTGGCGGTGGGTGAAGAAATTTGATTGGGTCCTGACCAGTGATGACGAAAACGATGTAGCAGAATAGAATGATCAAAACGATGTAATTTGAGTCGCTCTCTTTTTGGCGTTTCCTCCATCGTTAGATCATGTTATAATGGACGAAACGACTGGTTGATGGCTTCATCAATAACTCTTTGAGTTTCTCTCGGTCTTCTATCATCAGTTTAATGCCATCGTCAAGGATATTTGTTGCTTCGACCTGGTTTGAATAGAGCATATCGCGTGTGATACAAGTTCTCGCAAATGTAATGTTCGGTGCAATTCTTTCTCCGAACAAAACGGCTTCATCAGCAATCCCAATCAAATTATTTGGATTGTCTGGGATTGGAAATGCAGTCATCACAAAGTTTGTGTTATTTGAGAAGAACTGGCACATCGCTTCTGACTTTGACACGTTTTCATCAAGGAAACGTTCAATAAAGCGATCAAAGAAATGAGGCGTGGCAAAGAGATACTCATCATCATTGTATCCCACTCTCATTACTGCCATCAATCCATGGCGATCGTTGTACGTTAGGAATGTGAGAGCCGATGGCCCATTCTTCATGAAGAACTTGTAATCTGGAATCTTTGGGATGGCATAATAGGTCGTATTAGAATCGACTTTAAAAGTGATTGGCTTGAAAAGAACGTCGGTTGCAGCTTTATGCTTCAGCATATAGCGACGCATCTGGCTTATACCACGACTTTCAGGTCTAAGTCGATCCTTGAGGAGCTCAAAGTATTTGTCGTGGATCTTGTCAAATTCACGGCAAATATCCTCATATGTCATCGAATCTACAATCACTTATTCTTCTTCAATGGGATAGGTTTCATCATTTAGTCTTGCCGTTATTACGCCACTAAATCATCTTGGTTCTCGGCCCACTGTTCGCATTGCTTCAGAACTACTTTCATAGCGTGTTCGGCTTCCTCTGGTGGGTACTTATACTTTTTCAGCAATCGTTTAACAAGGCGGCGCATATTGGCTCGTTCAGCCTCTCTGCGGTTCCAGTCAATGGTACGGTTCTTTCTGAGCATGTCGGTTAGATCCTTAGTCAGGGCAACCAACTGGTCATTAGAATAGAAGTCCTTTACAGCCTGTGGACGTGTCAAGGCATCATAGAAGGTTTTCTCCTCATGTGATAACCCAAGGTCATTGCCCTGTTGTTCCGCTTCCATCATCTCCTGAGCCAGTTTCAGCAACTCTTGGATAACTTCTTCATTAGTCAGCAAGCCATTGACGTAGCGGTTAAGTGTTTCACTAAACCTGTTGCTGAACAGTTCACCAGTGACTATGTTTGAACGAATCATTGTTCTAAGGCTTCTTCTACTGATACATACTTTTGGTTGCTCATTATTCCTAAAGTGTATAAAAAGGCATGAACCGAGTACACCATAATCGCGGTACTTTGGAGAAACCGAGTTGACGATGCAGCAGCGGTTCACGCCTATGCGACGAGAACCACTATGCATCCCTGTCAACTATTCAAAAAGTCTCCAAAGTTTTCGATTATTACAGGTGCATAATGTTCTTTTGCTCCACGATGTTTTGTCTAACCATTCGGTTCGACGTGGCAAATTTACAAATTATTGATTAATAATTGAAAATTTGACCAGAAAAGTTACAGCTGCTTCCGGAGGTTGAACTTGAAGAAAGGCCTAACTTCTGTCTTCTTGGTAAGGATAGAGTAATATCGTTTCGGATAACCATCCTCGTCCAAAGCCAGATAAAAGTCGTTATCACGTTCAAAAGCAAAAGTCTTGTATCTGTGATTATTACACAAGTTCAGCTTTTTAAGGCTCTTACCAGAATCAGAGTTAAACAAGACTTCATGGAAGGAATTTACCATTGGAGCGGTGAAAGAATAACCCTCCTTGGCATCTTCAAAGAGCTGAGCGTTCACATGAACAAGAATACTGTCTTCAAACCGCACCGGGTAGGGCATTAGCATTTTGCAATGGCCAGGAAGGTGATTCTCATCATTGATAGAGGTTCTTACGGGCTTTGTAAACGTTCTTGCTCCAGTTATCAGATGGAGTGTTTCCCGTTTTCCGCCATAAGCCCACATACTGTCCGGCTCCATGAAAAGAGGGTGGGCCTTGATAAAACCTACTACGCAATCAAAAGGCATATCCTGGAAGAGCGGGACTGTGCCCATCAATTGGGCGGCGCTCAATTCCTGGAGCCATTCGAGCGGGAGGCTTTTGCGGTTGTCGTACTTCTGCCAAGGAGCAGCTTGGATTAACACGAGGCACGATTCTGTGCCTAAGTCGACACCAAGATCGAAGATGTCGATAATCCCTGCACAAATCATGCTTGCCCAGGGTTGTGGAATAATGATCTTTCTCATGATCACATTTTTTTGATTGGTTTAACGTAAGCCCTGCCCTTGTTGGCAGGCGCTAACCCATCAAAAACATGCAAAATAAAATACGGATAGTGCCAAATTAAGGTGACGGTTCCCTAATTTTTGTTAAGAAATTCGGAATTTTTCATGGCGTGATTGTGAAACTATTAAAAAAGGGAATGCAAAAACTATGCCATTTCATAGGACTCCGCTTGAGTTATATCCAAATGTATCTCGGTACGGGAACTTTTCGCAACCGATGTAGAGCGTGTCGAAAGCGTCCGTGCCGTCGGTACGGTGCTGCAGCAGATCTTCCTCGGTCTCGGCGAGTTTCTCACCGCCCTTATCCTTGCGAAATCCGTTGCGGCCACGAACTACGCCTGCAGTCTGGATGGCCAGGATGAGGTCATCATTGTTTTGTCGGTTAAACATCGGCATGAGCCGTTGTTTACCGGCAAAGCCCTGGTTGATGAGCAGATACTTCTCATCATGCCTCATTGGGTTTCCCAGGTTGATGTCCTCAACTTGCCAGCCATGCCGTTCAAACTCATGGCACACCACCCAGTGAAAGTCTTGCTCGTTGACGGCATAGTTGCCGCCCAAGGCGGTACTGTCGTAGTAATAGACCACGATCTTACATTCATGATGGACGTAGTAGCGGCAGAAGTCGTCAATCAGAGCAGGTATCTTGCGCTCGAACTTCGTGTAGAAGCTTTTGATGACGTTCAAACGGCGCCCGCTAGGCTGGCCCGCCACTATCCAGTTGATGTTGGCGTTGTAGTCCATGCCGATGCAGATGGGCGCAAAAGGATTCAGATCCTTATCCGCACGGCTGTCGAGTTGTGCCTCGTTGAACTCGTAGCCCAAGCTATCGAGATAATCGAAGTCGCTGGCATTATACTTGTGGCCCTCACGCATAGACGAGTAAAAGCCGTCTTTGGCAATGCCTATGCGTTGACAAAGAATCGAGGTTTGGAACGTCTTGGGCGTGAGGTCACGTTTCATCTGCTTGATGTACGACTCGCCAAGCAGCTGTAGGTTCTCGATCGAGGAGTACTCCTTATAGTACACAGCCACGGACCTCATCTTGTTAAGGTTCGTGTCCAGTCGGCGCAGATAGGTTTTGAGGTAGCGAGGCACCTTGATGCCCCGTTCCCTCAATGAAAGGATGCGCTGCTTCAGATGCCATATCTCATAGACGGTGCCTTTAATCGTCTCGATTAATTCAACGTCCATCTTGTCCTGATAGTGCAGGAACCAGGAGCCCTTCTGGGTCTGCGGCATATCACTGAGGATCATCACAGAGTGGTTGAATGAATGATGACCGAAGTAGGACTTGATGCCGCCGTTGGCAGGAAACGTCTCGTCCTTGAGTCGCTCGTAATCGATGAACTTAGCTTCATCGATCAGGAGCCACGAAAGGGTCAACGAGTTGCTGGAGCCAGGTCGGTCCTGGGATATGATGATAGCGCAAGAACCGTTGTAGAAGGTGATGACGTGTTCATACTCAGCTGGTTCAATGATGGGCCTGCCGAAGGACTTGGGAGGTCTCCGACCTATCACATAATGCACGCCTTTGATGTAGCCCCAACGCTTCCATGCCGCCAACAGCCCCGGGATGGTATTTGTCAGACCATGCTTGTAGGTCGGCACCACAATACCGCCAGTGCTGCCAGGCATGCGCTGCATGTTGCGCAGCACAAATGGCGAGGCGATCGAATCCGTCTTGCCGGTTCGTCGCCCCGCCACGATGACGGTGGTATGGGCACCTATCAACTGGGTAAGGCGTTGAGGCGCATTAAAGTATATTTGTTTCTTCGGTGTTTCGGCCACGGATGTTATACGGGTTGGAGGATGGGAAAAGTGTGGACTCCTCGATGTCCGCATCTTCATACTCGATATCCTCAATGTCAATGTTCTCTGCCTGGTATTTCTTCAAAAGCGCATGAATACGCTCATTGATGTGCGGGATGGGTTTAATCCCGAGTACCGTCGGGTCATCGGTAGCGGTGAAAGGCTGCACCACAATGAGATCGTATGGAACAGCTTGCTCGTCCTCCAAGTCAACACGGTTGTACTTGGCATAGGAAGATGCAGCCTTTTCCATCGTCTTCGTGTCTTTGCGCTTTTTCGCCATCTGGTAAGTTTCCAGAATCATCTCATTGAAGCGATAGCGATGGAAGTCACGGCTGGCTTGCGAAAGATGCGGCAACAGTGCTTTGATGATGGCAAGGTCGCTGTACGCCTGTGTCTTATTGATGCCGTGACGTGACATGGCACTTTCAATGAACTGGCGATCTTTGGAGTCAGGGTTGCTGATGAACCAGTTATATTCCTCACGAATGCGCAGCACCCGAACCACGATTGCTTCGGTGTACTTCTCACGCAACTCGGCCTCTGCAGTAAAGAGGTCGAGGCGGCAGGCATCAATGGGCTTTATTTGTGTCATTACTTACTCGTCATCTTCCATATCCAGCAGGTTGCGGTGGGCATTCTCGATGGCCAGCGGCGAGCCGACCTGCGCCAGCATCATTTCCTGATGATGGAGTTTCACTTTCGATGCCGCTTTGCCACGGAGGTAACGCTGGCTTACCTCGGTGGTGCGGTCAGCGATATCTGAGCGGAGAACTTCGGCAGGTATGCCGAGGATCACCGCCATGTCCGATATCTTCAGGTAGATTGAGGCGAACTGCTCAATCTGCTGCAATTCTTCTTGCGAATAGTTCATTGAGCGGAACGGAATGATTGGTGATTAAATCCTGGATCTGTGCGTGGAGCGTGCGGAAGATGTCGAGGTCGGTTGTCACCACGGCACTTTCACATCGGTTACCGCGTGTGAGGTTTTGTGACGTGATGATACTGACCACTTCTCCTTTCTGGCTGCGCACGAGCAAGACCTTGCTGTGGTTGTCGGCCAGGTAGGTCGTGTTGATGACCTGAGTGATGAACGCCCAGAGTTTGAGGGTTTTGTTGGTGGCCTTGTGGTCGAGCACCAGGTTGAACTTGGTGACGAGGCCCGACTTCTCGATGAAGAACAGCCTGCGGATGAACTCTTCGGAGATCGAGAATGAGGTCTGCCACACCTCGGACTTGCCGAGTTGCTGCAGTACCCAGTCGAGTACGTCGGCCACCTGCAGGGCGTTGGAGAGATAAGCCTGGTATGGTTTATCTCTCAACGGCTGCAAAAAATCCGATATGTCGGCGTTGCGTTTCATCTAATTGTATTACTTTTGCGGTGCGGAAGGATTGGTGGGAGCGATCCCATCCCTACTGCCCCCAAAACGGACGGCCTCGATGGACGTCCGTTGGCTTTTTAAAGGATCCCCAATTCTTTGAGGTCATTGGTCAGCTTCTCCGTCGGGTTGATAACCTTGGCATAGTTGGCGAGGATCTGAGCCTTCAGTTCCTCACTGGGATTCTTGCGATAGCGTCCCTTGGCAAGGTTGATCAAACGGACGGCCTTCTTGCTCTCCTCACGAACATCGGCGGAGAGTCGCTGCTCGCCGTCCATGCCGGTGTAGTGGTCGTACTGCTCCCAGTTGGAGTGCAGCCGTTTATCAAGGGCGATGAGTTCCTTGAGGAACGGGTAGCGCTCACTGTCGGGGCAGGTGGCGTTCTCCAGGGAGAGCGTACGAAGCTTCAGGTGCAGCTCACGCATCTTCTGGACGATGCCAAGGTTCTCCACATAAAGGGCCTGGATCTCATCGGGCAGCTGGTCGTGGTCAGCACGCTTGCCCGCTTTGAACTCATTGGCAGGTTGCTGCTGCTTGACTTCAAGGTTGCGGTTGACCACAATCTTGTCAACCTCCGCCTGCATCGCCTCGACCTGCTCATGGGTGACCTGGTTGAGGCGGAACGACAGGCGCTTCTTCAGCTGGTACTCGATGAACTCGGCCCTGCGTTTCGGGTTAACCATGAGGTTGCGGTACATGATCTGGTTGCCCGTAAGCTGGAGCAACAGGAGTGCACCTTGGGCATAGTCGCGTTGCTCAGCATCTTGGGCAAGCCATGCCTGCACCTTCTCTGTAAACTTCTGGTTCATAGTTTGTTTACGTTCTATAATTTGTTATTTACATTTGTAAACCAGACGAGGTTTTTGCCTAGCGGCTGGAGGAGCCTCCTCATGGCCGCCAATGTCTGCCCGGTTGTCACAAAGTCATCGTAAACAATGACATTGGGCTCTTTGGGCAGCACATTCAACTCAAAAACCGCGTTCACTCGTTGCTTGGTGTGGCAAAATGCCACGTCTTCGTAAAACGGTATCTCCAGCATCTGGCCCAGTCTCTCGCTGATGAGTGTGGCGAAGTTCTTGACTTTATGCCTTCTCTTGGGTGAGGTGCAGATGCACCAGGAACCCAAGTGGAGGTTATAGCCCAGCATCTCCTTGATTACGGGGCAGATGTTGTCGGCAAAAAACGCCACCATATCAGGGTCGCCCTTGATGTCGGTGAGCGTCCGTCCGTAGACGGTCTTTTGCCAGATGGAGATGAAGTTGATGTCTGAGCGGCGTGTCAGTCGCAGTCTGTAGGAGAAGTCACACCGCGCTTCGGTGGACTTGTCCCACGACTTGCGCTTCTGCACCTCAAACAAATCCTTTTGTCCAGGGTGCGTCTCGACGCTCGGCAACGAGACATCGAGAGAACCCAGGTCGGCTGTCGGGAAGGTGATGTCGTTCAAGACCCCTTTCAAGTCGACCGAAGTTCTCCCGGTGTCATTGCTATCGTCGTCCATTACGGATTACCTTGCGGCGTAAGCGTTAGGATCATCGTCGCCGCCTCCATCATCATCTCCTTCAGAACTTTTTGCAGGCGCAGGGTTGAGGGTGTTCGACGGATTCAGGGTGTTGCTGCCATCATCAAGTCCGTTGTCCTTACCGCTGGTGCCGCCATCATGGGGGTTCCACGGGATGATGGTTCCGCCACCGCCGCCATCATCCTTCTCGTTGATGATGCCGTCCTCGGTGACAATCTCACCGTCGTAGAACGGAGCGGGGCACTCGTCGGTGGCCTCCACGTTGAGGGTGGTGCTGGTCGTGCCGGTGGCACCCTGGCCCA